TACCTCTTCCTTGATGGTCCGCCCACACCTTTATATTTCACTAGCCTACGAACCCCAAGATCTCCACCCCGTGCTTTTAGTTCAGCTTGTTTAACTTCTTCATTAAAAAGTGCAAAGTATTCATTTGCTGCTCTAGGGTCACTCCAATCTCTTTGTGGGATACGTAACAATCTATACAAAGCTCCATATATAATCCCATCCCTGTATGTATTAGAAAAGTTGGTGTCTATATTACTAGTGGTTCTTGTGGGTTTTAAGGCAACGCTGGCTAATATGCCATTGCTTAATGTAGAACCCGGTACGGGCACTAGCCAAAAAGTACTTGGTGTTTTTTGTAGATAAACATTTGGCCTTCCAGTCCTGTCTCTCCAATCTGTAAAATTTAACTCTAGACTACGTGGGCTGATGGGATCCATGTCGTTGCCATCAAAGGTCATCCATAATATTTGATGTACTTCAGTGCCGGTTGGGGCATCAAAATCGTACTCATACACACCTGATACTGTAGTTATAGGGTCTAAGTCAAATACGAACGCTTTAGAACGCTCTGCAAAATCTATTGTAGCGGAACGTATGTGGTTCTCTACTAGGGTATCGGGACATCCCGGTACATATGGTAGGACTTCTTTTACTAAAGAATCAAAACTAGCCATTGCTAGCCTCCAGCACCGCTGATAGGTAAAGCACCTGTAGGGTTGTTAGGGCTCACTAAGGCTTGAGATTGGCCACCTTGGCCTACGCTGCCTGTGAACAGTTGGTAATGAGTAGCAGCTCTTTGGCCGTTACCTGCATATTCTGCATCTTTCATGTACGCTCTATATAAAACAAAATCTATAATGGCATTGCCAAATATATCATCTACTGAAATAGTTGCGCTAGTATTACCTAAATTTGTAGGAGAAGCTGAAAAAACAATTTCTACAAAGGCAGTTCCGGCGACGCCTGGGTACACGTAGTACTTTCTAGGATCATCTTCGTCAAATATGTAATGTTTTGGTATGGTTCCGTGCGCAGCATCCCCACTTACAGAGGGGTTGTGCCAGTCTGGTTCTTGTGTATTTAAGATGTCTACATCTACTATTCTAATTGCCCTTTTGCCTGTAGCATTTGCGGCAGTAGCACTCATTCCTCTGACAACTTTAATAAGTCGTAGTCCAGCGGTAGGTAAAGTTTGTTCAGTACCCGTAGCTAATTGTACATTTTGATGAGTTGAGGAAGCTTCAGGTCTGAAATTTACAATCTCTCTTTGCGCATCGTTTATATATCTAAGCAATTCTGCTTCCGGCCATCTAACACTTGTTGTGTCTTGTAGAGTATCTTGAACTCTAGAAATAATATTCGCGCCCGTTAATGTTCCCATTAGTTACCCTATTTAAATGTCTTGTGCAGCTATTATTTCTTCAATTAAGTCTGCTTTCTTTTTTCGTCTATCGAGTTCAATGCCCAATGTACGACCGTGTCCTTCTAGTTGTTCTTTAGTCATATCTTCTAAAACTATCGTGGTTTCTTGTTCCACAGCTGCTTCTTCCTCTATAACTACTTCTTCTATAACTTTTACTTCTTCTATAACTTTTGGTTGTTCATCTGTTTGTACGCAACCGTTTTGTAAGCACAATAGTGCTAAATCTCTACCAACCTCTTTCGGTACACCCTGCTGTAGTCTTACAGATGCGCCCCAAGTTGACGAGATATACTTGTCTTCATTTTCTGATACTATCCACATAATTTACTCCTAAAATTTAAAAAGTTACGGGCAGCTCGTTAAAGCCACCCGTAAAATATAACACAATTAGTAACTTACATCTAATCTTATTACACCAAAGTCTTCAACCTGACCAGAAATGTCAGAGTTGTAAACTGGTTTCTTAAGACCAAATATTTTACCAATTGAAATACCGTTTTGGTTGCCATAGTCAAAGCTGTCTTCAACTATTTCAGGAATACCAATGTCGGCCATAGCTAAGGCTTGAGCACCTGCAAAAATACTTGCAGATCCATTCACGTTAGCGTTTGCGCCCCATTTGTATCCAGCTGAACCAGCATTAGCTGATGCACCCGTTGTAGCTCCAGTAGTGTTAAACACATGTCTAAACTCATGAACCATAACTCCGTCAACCATTAAGCTTGAAGAACCAGAGAATAAGCTTGAGCTTGGTCCTCTAACACCAGCATTTCTTACGTTAGCAAGAAAATCTGTATCAAGTTTAAGACTTGCCATTACTTGTGGAGTAACAAATAGATGATACATCTCTTCATTACCAGCACCTCTTAGGCCTCTAATGTAGTTGTCTTTAGCAAAAGCTTTAAGAGCTACAATAGTGGAGTATTCCATTTTGTCAGCTGCAGCAACTGCAGTAACATCACCAGCTACTAGACCATTAGTTGCGTCCCATCTTCTATGTCTGTTAGACGTAGGAGCTGTAACATCACTTGAGAAAGCTAGATCGCCAAGATTCTGTCCTGAATTCATTACAGGTCTTAGTCCTCCATTATTCTTTAGTGTATAGCCTATACCTGCTAGAGATAAAAACGCTAATTGATCCATTCTGTCGGCCATTGCATAAGCAAGAGCGTCTCTTGAATGTTCTCTAAAGTTCACAACTGACTTTTGATCAGCAAGTCTGCCTGAAAGTCTGTTAGCGAATCTTAGTTGATCCAATTGTACATTAATGTCGAAAGCTCTTAATGACTCTTCATTACCCTCTAAAGTATTGTCTCCAACGATACCGTCACCAGTCATATCGGCTAAAAGCGTTAAAACGGCTCTAGCTCCTTTTTCTGATTGAGTAAGTTCAGATATTCTCTGAACCATTGCGTTAGATCCGCTACCTGCGAATTGGTTAATGAAAGACATATTTCTTGCGACACGCCAAAAATCACGCGACCAGATCGTTAATTGTTCACTGGTAAGCGCAGCAAAGTTTGTGTTTGCCATGATAAATATCCTTTAAAAAAATTTAATAACCAGTCGACTTTTGGAGCGACCATTTATCCGTATACCCTTTGTCGTTGGGGAAACGTATTCATACTTTTACGAGGTGAACTCAGCCAGATTAACGTCAAGACAGACGAATACGAGTTTTTAGCTGCACGACCAGCACTGACTATCGTATCAGTAGACGAATACTTATGTTATATCACAGTTTATCCGAAATCTCCACGCATTCTTCTTAAAGTCTCTGCGGGAAGTGCGTCGAATTCATCAGTTGATAACACTTTTAAATCTATTTTCTTGTCTGCTTTAAGAGCAGCCCCTTCTCCTGACATAGTAGGTGGTTGGGAGTCTGCTGCTTGTAGTTTTTTAGCTACAGTAGCCGTTTTTCTCTTTTCTTGAGCCACTTTTGTCTGCGGATTAATACTAGGAACGCTTTGTTGTGCTTGAGATGTGGGTGCAACTACATATTTAGCAGCTTTATCTAGCGCATCCGCCCCAGTAAAGCCTTGGATCATAAATGCATCGCGTAAATCCATAACTTCTTGAGTAACTTCCGCGTTGTAAACGTCACTATTCTCATCTAGTTGAGGAAATGATGTTTGTAACTCTAAAGCTTTAGCTTGTAGGGCTGTATTTTCCTGACTTTGCTGTACTGTCTCTCCCATTTTAGATTGCACTTCAAACATAAACTGTTCTTTCTCTGCATTCCTTATTTCATTCCTAAGTTCGACGGCTTTTTCGGCTTCCCCGTCTAATACTAAGTTTTGGTACTCCAATTCTCGAGTAGTAAAGTCATATTCTGGCGCATTCTCTAACACTTGCTTGTTAGCGGCGTTAGATTCGTCTAATTGTTTCTGTAAAGCTTTTTGTTTAGCTAAAACTTCATCTAATCTAGATTTAGGTACCATAGGAGCCTTGTCTTCTACTACTGGCTCAGTAATTTCTCCTTCATCTGATTGTACAGGTTGCTGTGTATCGCTTTCGCTTTCATCATCCAGCTCTTCTTCTGTTTCAACTTGTGTTTCTGCAGTGTCTGCTGTTTCTTCTTGCTCTCCTGCTTTCTCTTCCATTTCTTCAGGAGTAGTCGTGAGTTCATTTTCTGAGATTTCTTCAATTTCATCCTCCTTGGGAAATTCTACCTCGTCGGGTATGTCGAAGTTTAAGTCTACTTCAAATGGTGCGGCGTCCGCGTCAGATATAGGATCTGCTCCGGGCATAGCGTCCAGTATTAGTTTATCGTCAGCGTTAGCTGTAGTTTCTTTTTTAGCCATTGTTGTTACCTCCTGTAGGTTTCATAGCTGCGGTAGCCATTTTAACTGCTGCCGCGGTGTCACTTTGATTCTTACGCATATCGTTAGTAAGCGAAGAAAGTTTTTCACGTAAATCGAGCTCTTCTCGTTTAGTCTGTATCTTACTCTGTAATTCAGCAACCTTCAACTGTGGATCCTGTTCGGCTGCTTGTGTCTTAGCAACATTGAGTGCTGATTCGGTTTGAAGTCTAGTTACTTCAGCTTCTAGCTTAGCTATCTCAAGCTGCGTACTTCTGATTTGTGATTCCATTTGGAACTGTTGTAATTGTATTTGTTCTTCTGTTGGAGGAGCTGTTCCTTCCTGTTGTCTAATTCTTTGAGCCACATCTGCCTTACGTGAAAGATGTGAATACTCTACTATTAAGTCATTAGGTATTGGAACGCCTGCGCTACGTAAAGCAATAGCTTCAGCAAACTGCATCTCATCAAAGTTATCTCTAGCAGGAGCTGTTCCTATTATTACATCATACTCGCCCAAAGTAAGGTCATTTATAACTTCCCCTTCTGGTGTCATTTGATTTACTGCCAATGGAACTCTAGGTTTGTATGGGTCTGATTCATCTGTTATTTGTAATACTCTTTCTTCTGTGTAATAAGCCTGAACCAAATTTAAAATTTTCTCTGCTAGGTATTGCCTAGTTTTTTGTAAATGATCTAAAGGAACTTGTATCATCAATGTTCCTCTGTTTTGTTTTGCCTGTATAGCAACGCCTGAAACTTCTGCGCTATCTGTGCCCAACATAGAATCTGATATACCACTAATTGCTTTTATATTGTTTGCGGCTTTTTGCCCTATTCTATCTAACCCGGTTGGTATTTGATTAGGTTGTATTTTTGAAGGTGGAGTTGAACCCCTGTTGTACTCTAGTACTAACCCTGTTTGGGCTCCGTGTTCTTCTAAATCATCTGCTGTCATACCAGACAGCGATCCGCCCTCTACTACCCAACCGCTGTTGGCAGTTGTGTTAACTATATGTAGTTCTTGCGAAGTAATTTTGTTTAGTTGTTCTTGTGGTGATAGTAGGTTACGAACCATTCCAAAAGGTTTCCCTCTTCTAAAATATGGGAAGTAAGGCACCAATGTAAAATGATCATAAGGAGACCAGTCATCAAACAATACAACTGTGTCGGCTGTTACAGTCCAACGTACCTTTCGCATTTTTTTCTCTACTATGTCAAGGCCATACTGATCTGCAAATTGTTCTCTCTTTCTTTTGCTCCAGTTATATGGAACCTGTCGTTGGTCGCCTGTTACAGGATCTACATAAAACGTGCAATCTTTTAATCTGTAGTATTGTCTTTCTATAACTCTAATAGATCTAAGTGCGCGGGCATTATCAGGGTCCCCTGGGTAATCTTGTCCGTACTCATTTTCGTCTAGATCCCCATACCTTTCTTCTTCGTACTCCATAGAGTCCGCGCCTAAGGTACTGCCCATCTCGGCTATCATTCTTAACTTGTCTGCTTGTTTTTGGTCGTACAGTTCTTCTATCTCATCTAAACTCATCCACTTGCTTTCAAATATCTCGTTCCAAGTTTTTGGGTCGTAATCTTTGGCTGAAGGATCTATGAGAATATCTAAAGGGTCTTTGGCTGTTACTCTTACTTCTCCATTTACGTGATCCGCAAAATCTATACGTACGTCGAACCATCCCCTATCTTGAATAAGTCCATCAGAAAAAACTGACGACTCTAACCAGTCCAACTTGTTGTTGTCTGCTATTTGTCTGTATACTTTAGTTAGGACGTCGGCTATGTCTTGTTTGCCGCCACCCCTTGGTTTGAATTCTACATCTGCTCTTCTTTGACTTTGCTCACCGAGCACTGCATTAATAGTAGGAAGAATAGTATTTACAGTTAGAGCTGGTCGCCCTTGATCATCCAACACGCTCATGTCGGCTTCATCCCATTGGTCGCCCCTGTAAAAAGCGTCGCATTTTTTGGCCATGTCTATATAGTCATCATGCCCGTTATCTCTAGCTCTTGTATAAGAGTTCCATTGTTGTTTGGCTAGTGTAAGTTCTTCACCTTTTGATAGATTCTTTTTTACTTTCTTATATGCCATTATGCGCCCATTGCGGTTTTCTTCTTGTTATCCTTAACTACGTGCCTAAGTTTATCTCTCCACGACGGAGCGTAATCTATCCCTTGAAAATTTACCGCAAACTCAGTCATCATTAATCCTATCCATGCTATAGCGTCAACTTGGTCATCATGTGTACCGTTTGGGAAACGCAAAAGTTCCGCAACTAATGGGCCCGTCCAAATAGCGTCTTTAGGAAAGTATACCATGCCTTGTTGCATTCTACCCTGTATCGCTCTTGCCCTTGCTTCTTTATCTCGCCTACCTACTTTTAAGTCCTTAAAGTATGCTTCATGAAGGCCCCTCTCGGCAACCCTTTTCTGCAAAAATGGTCCAATGGCCATTTCGATATGTCCTCTTTCTATACCCACGATTCCCGGTCGCCACGTTTCATACAGATCTAAAATCTTTTCTACTATTTCAAAACCGTCATACTTACCACGGACAACATCGACAATATACATATTATCATACTCATCTACGCCAACTACAATACCTACCGTATAATCATTTCTATCTTTCTGCCCGATGGCCAAATCCCACGCACAGTAGAAACGTAATTGGTCTTGTTCTATATCATTCCTGTCGTAATACTGAATCATCTCCCGGGTGAAGTAATCGCCGTCATCGGATACCGGATTTTGTTGATATAAAGCTGACCAGTCTCTAGGACCAATGGCTTTTCGTATTCTATCTAAAGAAGGTACGTCGTAGCGGTCTTCATGTAATGCTTGGCCTTCTTCCCTAAATTCTTCGTCCATTTCAGCGATTGCGGGGTACTTAACTACTTCCCAGGCATCTGCTCCATTTGCTTCTGCCGTAAGTAGTTTGCCCGCTAAGTCATCATCGTGCCAACGCGTAAGAATAACTAGTATTCCTCCACCGGGGGCCAAACGTGTATAGGCGGTAGATGTGTACCAATCCCATGTTGATTCTCTATTGTTCTCGGACTCTGCATCTTCTCTGTTTTTTACTGGGTCATCGATAACTAAAACGTGGGCACCTTTACCTGTAATACCACCACCAACACCGGCCGCAACATACCCGCCGCCGGACGTGGTCAACCACGACTCAATTGACTGCGAATCAGCATCTAGTCTGGTATTCTCGAACACTTTCTTATACAATGGTTCTCTTAAAAGTTGACGTACTTTTCTAGAAAAAGTCATTGATAAGGACCCAGAATAAGAACAACTAATGAACTCTTGATTCGGATGTCGACCTATATGCCAAGCAGGGAACGCTATACTGGCTAACGTGGATTTACCATGACGAGGCGGCATAAAGAGCATCAACCGTGGTGACTTTTTATTAGCTACATCATCGCTGAATTTTTCTAACCTTTTGCATATGTCCTTGTGGACCCAACCTGCTTGATAATCTGGATTAAATTTTTCTACAAAAGGGAGCAAACGTTTACGTGACAAAATACGACTGGCTAATTCTTGCTCTGCTTTTATATTTAAAGATTCTTGGACTTGCTTATGCTGAACTTCCGCTTTTTGTTTCGGAGAATCCGGGAGCTGGTCAGATTCGTCAGCCGCACAATACACACACAACCCTTTCGGCAACACTAGGTTATCCGCTAAAAGTTTAAGGCATTTATAACATTCTACTTTTTGTGTCATTTAAGGTGCTCTATGTCAAACTTTACCGGAGCTTCCGATTCATGTTTGACGGTGTTAATCCCCAACTTTATAAAATACTCTGCCAACAACTCTGGATCGAGACCGTGGACCGTGGCTAATTGTTGTAGCTCGGTACGCACATCTTCGTACACCCAGATTCTTTTTCTCCCGACTTTAACCTGTAACTCTTCAGTCATGAAGTCTTTAAACTTAAATTCTTTAATCGTCGTCTCTGTCATTTGAAGGCTCTAAATATTTCTGGTCCACGCCCGCCATCTTCAGCAACTCCCCATCGGATAGTTGTTCAAGTTGCTTAACGTTTTCCACATTAATATTTATTTGGGTGGCGTTCTCTGGGGTAAATAACCCGTGCAATTTACAGAGCGAATCAACTACGTTCTTTTCTTCTGTAGCATTCGCCGATTTTCTATGCGCTTCTAAGTACATACTTGTAGCTGCAACTCTGTCGAACTTCACTTCTTCTCGCATCTCTCTTCTCAAGTATTCGAGCGCTAGTTCCATTTTTGGTCGTTTAAAAGCAGCGTAAACATTATCCATATCAGAGTAGCCGGCCGCACGGCCCGCGGCTGCTTTTGACATCCCCCTTAGGTGGAATAACAGTAGTCTTTCTTCCTGTACCGAAAGCTCGTTTAGCTTTACCCCGGCATATGGAAAGTGAGATTGTAGGTCCGCCCTTTCTTCAGGCGTTACCGTTTGTGATATTTCTTCATGTAATAATGACATATAAGTTATGATTATATTAGTATTTCTCTTTGTTTGTCACTATATTTTTACACCACCAATATAATTCGTCTTCTGGTAGGGTGTGTTTTATTAGATTTACACGGTGACAAACTAGCTGAACGTTGACAATTGTATAGGGTCCTTGGGGATCTATTCTATCTAAAGAGACATTTAGATCTCGCTTATCTCCTCCTTTATGCCATGTCATATATAAACCGGTGGTGGCACATAGTCCTTCTTGTTGATCCCATAATGATGATACTTGGTCCACGGTCAACGTCCATTTGATACCTTCTTTCTTACGGGAGTATTTTAATTGGCTATGTAGATTTTTGAGATAATATTTTGGGTCGGCACTTCTGGCTTTGTTAATTTTGTCCATGTGACACGTTTTACAAACAGTTCTCGTGTACTCATTTCCAGCAGTTGTTTTTCGTTTTTCAAACTCTTTTATGGGGAGTTTTACCTGGCATCTTTTACAGGTCTTGTTCGACATAAAAATTTAAAATAATTTTTTTATGAAAAATACTATACCATATCGCCCTCGCATCTTCTCCCCTCCCGTTCTCAGAGTAGCCCCTCCCCCTTTTTCCGTTTTCCATATACCTTTTTCCGTTTCGACCATTGGAACCTTGTTTTGATTTTTATCAGATCTTGACTCGCAGACTCGTCGCTAGGTCAGTCGGCCATGAGCCAAGGCTCATTGACCGTTGTTCTTGTATAAGTATATTAATTATACGTACTAGGAGTACATAGAACATGAAAATATTAAATACAACTACCAGACTAACAGGTAGAGCAACAGGCGCAAGTGTTAGAACAATGGGTACTATTATCAACATCATAACAGCTAAGGCTACACCAAGACTCAATGCTATCGCTAAAGAATTCATGGCAGGCTACGAAGGACAGCAAACTAAGTTCACTGTCGAGCAATGGCAACAGATCCAAGAGGTACAAGATATGAACAAGGTATCACCTAGGCAAGCAGAACTAAACATATGAGTAAGATAATATCTAACGCACTAACACTAACTATATTCACAGTATCGTTAGTGTTATTCACAGTCTTGACATTAGACTTCATAAACTACCAAGGACAGCAATCACTATTCGAGATGGCGCTTTGGTTATTGTTTGGGTTCATAACTTTAGGATTCGGTAAGATTATTGTACTACTCAATACAACGATTCATTAACAATATAGGGGCTTCGGTCCCTACACCTATGTCCTTACTATCATCAACTACTATCATTACTATCATCGATTGCGTGCGTGCATGCATCGATGTGCGTGGTCACTACGCAATGTTCCATCGGTTCCACGGCTTTTCCCCAAGTGGAACCAACTAATGGAACCATGCTTATCCTATTATCTATATAGGTTTGCATGCGTTTAGACCACGAATGGTTCCACGGTTCCACGTCAGGAGAGTTGTACACTTACAAATCGACCGTGGACCGTTGTTATAGGATATCTTTTCTTTAACATAATTTTAATGGAACCAATGGAACCAAGACCAATGTCTTCGTACAACCCGCATTCCTATGCTATTCCCACGGTTCCACGACTTTCACATTTAGGTGGAACCAAGTGGAACCAGTGGAACCAAGCTCGGATAAGACACAAGACGTCGCAAGCCAAGGCATAGCGACGATGTTTTTATGTAGGTGTATTAATTATCTTTACCTTAGGAGGTACAACATGGATATAGGATTAAACAACGAAGGGAACGCTAACCCACAAGATAGCATGGTGGCATTGACAGAAGAAATAGCATCATTGCAAAGTCTAATAGATATGGCACATGAGAGATACTGGAGACCATCAGGCGCTCCAATATTTAACAACAAGAACGAATACACAGCTTACGTATGTAGGTTGGAGTTATCAATCAAAGACTTAGAAACACAGATATGGTCATCATGTTGATACAACAAACAATTAAAAATTGCAATTAAGCAATTTTATATATACCTAGGAGGTATTACCATGGCTAAATACATAGCTAAAGTGAGCAGAGGCACTTTCAAAAACTCTGAAGGCGTTGAGAAAACAGCATTCGTTCAGATCGGACGAGCAGTTGATCATTCAACGGGCGGAGGACAGGATCTATATCTTGACTTTCAACCTGCGATTATCAATGGCATTGTAGAAAAGGTTAACCTATTCTTAGATGCTCCGAGACAGAGAGAAGATTGGGATGGTTCAAGTCCAGCCAACAAAGCCTAAACCAAAGGGAGTTCTAGTTTATCTAGTTCTCCCTTTTTTTATGTTGTAACGCTCGCATGCATGCTCGTCAGCATTGACCTCGCCCAGTCGCAAGCGACTACGGGCGTTGTTTGTATATGAGTGAGTTTGTAATTTCGCAAGCTTAGTTTGTGTACATTTCATAAGGAGGAATTTATGGAAGAAGTAATCATAAGTGAGTCTATACGACAGGAAGCTGTTGTTAACTCGCAAGTAGAATTTGTGTCCAATACGCAAGTGTTGAGGCAGTTAATAGAACGTAGTCATTTAACTAATAAGGAGTTTAATTATGACAAATAAAACAGCAGATATATTTAACGATTCAGTAGACGAGAACATGGCTAGCCCAGAGCTTGTGTACGGATTAAAAACAACTGAGGATATGTATTCAACAGATACTTCAGGAGATCCTGTTGGCACAGAGGAGAGAGCAAAACCTGCTGTCATCCAATTGCCAGATCATTACTACAGGAAGTATGACGTAGACGGTAATGGTAAACCAATGTTCAGCGTAGGTCGTGTACAGGGTATCAAGGATGTTCTAATGTCCAAGAAAGATACAGCTTATACACCGTTGGGCAAGAACGATGAAGAAAAGACGATGAACGAGACACTCTTTCAGCAAGAAGTAAATGCTTTAGCTTTGGCTTTCCAGCCTTTACTACTTATTGACCCTCAGACTACAGGGATTAACTTCCTGCAACTGACCACTAGAACATGGGCAGAGTTTGTAAGCATAGCGTATGAGTACAACGAGGCAGTTATGTCTCTAACTCAAGACCAAGAGATGCCAACATGGTTAATAGATAGAGAAGATAGGATGTTTGACTTAGGTCGTAAATCAAGATTACTAAGCGCAGTTGTCAATAATATAGACAATGACTTTGGTCTTAAAGACGTCAAGTTAAATATCGACAGAGTAATGACGGAAGTAGAAAGACGTCAGCAAAGACTAGCAGAATGGAATTACAACCAATCAGCAGATGCTTCTAGAAAAGTATCAGAGTCTCTTAATACTGCAACCATTGCGCACTGTCAAAACGTTTTCGCTTCGGCGTAGACACCCTAAGGAGCTAGTGTTAATTCGCTAGTTCCTTTTTTTGTTTTAACACAGGTTATGTGCCTGTATCTATATATTTAGCATAGGAGGAATTATGCATTCAATTAGTCCAAACAACCTTGTATTAGAAATCAAATCTAATATGAGAGCAGAACTTAATACAATGATATGGGGCGGACCAGGTATTGGTAAGTCAGACATACCACAACAAGTAGCCGATGATCTTAATATGACACTATTAGATTTTCGTGCTAATTTGTTTGATCCCGTAGATGTGCGTGGCATACCACACATACGACAGGTCAAAGAGTCCGGCAAAAGATTTACATCATGGGCCACACCAGATGTATTTCCAATCGTAGAACGTGACGGCGAACGTGGACTTTTGTTCATTGACGAATTACCTACTGCACCACCAGCAACACAAAATGCATTCTTGCAGTTGTTGCTAACCAGACAGGTTGGCGACTACAAAATGCCTCCCGGCTGGTCTATCGTTAGTGCAGGTAATAGACTAACTGACTCCGCAGCTGTATATCAGATGCCTAGCCCAGTTAGAAACAGACTAGCGCATTACGAACTAGAACCAACACTCGATGACTGGGTAGAATGGGCTTTCAAAAATAACATAGACCCATCAGTCATTGCGTTTATACAATACAGACCTAACTTGCTTAACGCATTTAATGCAGATGAGTATGCCTTTGCTACTCCAAGATCCTGGTCGTTTGTAAGTAAAAAGCTTAGCGTTTACACAGATGATGTGTCAGAAGAATTAATATTCTATGGCGTATCAGCACTAGTAGGCGACGGCGCAGCTGGTGAGTTTGTAGCATTCAAACAAATAGCCGACAAGCTACCAGATATAGACGCTATTATAGCTGACCCAAATCTCTACAAGAAAGATGACAACCCAGCCTTGTTGTACGCACTAGCCAACGCATTAGCGTCTAGAGCTACAGAAGACAAGATGGAAAACATCCTCAAAGTCACTAAAAAGATGCCTATCGAATTTCAAGTTGTCCTTGTCAAAGGATGTCTTGCAAAAGATAAGAGTCTTAAAACCCAAAACGATCTACGTAAATGGATCGTAGATAACGCAAACGTAATAATATAAGGAGTACATTATGTCTACAGTAAGATTATCAGATAAGTTGTTATACGATATAAGCAAAAATGCTTACAAGAAATTTGACAACATTAACCCAGAGAAAACCTACGCAGAAGGATTGGGAGACCGTATAGTGCAAGAGTTCGATTTAGTATCTAAAGCTAACAAAGCATTAGCGTCTGTCAATTCTATACTAGAAGGTGTGCATGAACAAAAAATGTACAGCTACAATCAAATAGAACTTAACGCAGTAGAAGAATACGAAGACGAAGACGATGATTACAACAGAGGCAAACGTCATTCGTATACATTGCCGTTAACAACAATGCAACAGGCGCCTGGTTTCTTATGTAAACAAAGATACAGCGATACCGGTTATATAAAAATAACAGTGCCGTTCAGCAATCCAATACTTGCAGAATGTATAGCTATAGCAAAGCACAACGACGATCTTAGGATCAAAAGACGAGAGTTCGAAAGAAATCTTATGTCTACGCTAGCTAATTTTACTACCTTAAATCAAGCACTTAAGGCTACTGACGGTGCGATTTCAGATCTAGTACCTCAAGAATACCTAGATAAATCACAGAAGAAAGAGGATCGTAAAGCTCGTCAAATAGAACTAGCTCAGATAGCAACTGACGAACTAAAAGATCTTAAAGAAATATTATTAACTGACTCATTATTAGGAGATTAACTAATGGACGCAAAAATAGAAAACAATATTCCAATACCTTTTGGCCGTAGAACAAGCCAATATGGTCCAATAGCACGACAAATGAAAATAGGCGATTCCGTTAAAGTTCCTTCCCAAGAAGCTCGGAATAGTCTGTATTCTTATTTAAGAGCGTTAGCTTGTGAACCTGTAACAAGAAAACTTAAAGATGGCACTTATAGAGTATGGAGAACTGTATGAACAGAATAATAAAAAACGGATTCAAATTGCCTGCAACTAACAGGAGCGTACAATACTCAGAAGTATTAACAGTTATTGATCCATCTAATAAACATCACCCTTACTTTACAATATACAACCCAATGCCTATTTCTTTAGAACTAGGAGCTGTGTTTAAACTACGGTTTTGTGGTGGCGAAGGCGGATTTATAGTAAATGAAATAGGTATAGATACAAAACAAAACCCTTACATAAAAGGGTGCAGATGGTTTGGCATTAATCAACCTATACACAAAAGAACTTGGGGCAAAAACCCCATGTTAAAACTTCATCTTTCAGAAATAACTGATTGGAACGGCGAATATAAACCTATAGAACTTCATGCTTTAGAAAAACTACAACGGTTTAGCAGAATCTTATCAGCTCCGGCTGTACAACATTTGGAATCAAAAATATGAATAACGAATTATTTACAAAAGCAAGATCTAGACTTGTACTAGACAACCCTTTCTTCGGCACCCTGTGCTTACGCTTAAAACCTGTTGAGCGTGACGACATAGATACCGGTGCTGTAGACGGTGTTAATCTGTTCTACAATCCTAAATGGTTTGCAAAACAAGGACCTCTAGAACGCGTTGGCTTTTTGGCTCACGAAGTTATGCACGTAGTACTGCTACACATAACTCGTAGAGGCGAACGCCATCCAAAGAAATGGAACGTAGCAGCAGATTACGCTATCAATAATCACCTAATCAAAGAAGGTTTCTTCTTGCCTAAAGGTGGTCTTCTTGACTCTAAGTACGATGACATGTCCACCGATGCTATATACAACATGCTACCTGAACCTCCTCAAGGTTGGGATGGTGTATCAGATGACTCTGGTGGATGTGGCGGCGTGCTCGATCACCCAACAGCTAACACTGCAGAATCGACCGGGGCTATAGAAGCGGCACTAAATGTCGCTATCAACCAAGCTGCAGAAGCAGCCAAAGCCCAAGGTAAATTGTCTGGCAATCTAGCTTCTTTAGTATGCGACATAACAGAAGCTAAAGTCGATTGGCGAGCTGTGCTTGGCAGATTCTTACGAGCCAATAACAAATCAGACTTTACATGGCAACGTCCTAACAGACGATTCATAGCGCAAGGCATGTACTTGCCGTCTATGCACAACCCATGCTTAGAAGAGATTGCTATTGTCCACGATTCATCTGGCTCAGTAAGCGAAAATGAGTTGTCTCAGTTTCTTACAGAAACCTCATTTATACTGCATGAGCTCAACCCAGAAAAAGTACATCTAATACAATGCGATACCGAAGTTACTAGCGATGTCGAGTACACAAGAGAAGCATTGCCTTTACAAGTAGAATACAAAGGACGTGGCGGGACTATGTTTAGTCCAGCTATAGACTATGTAAACAAAACCCATCCAAACGTGGCCGCACTTATATATCTTACAGATTTAGAATGTGACGACTTTGGAGATAAACCCAGTTATCCAGTTCTTTGGATAACTACACAACCAGGAGAAGCCCCTTATGGAGAAGTCATCAAAATGTAAACATCTCATGAAAGAATTTGGTGTATCAGTACTTACAGGTACCACTATAATTCTTATTTTATTCGCGCTCGCAACTTCAATGCAAGCATTCTTAATGTTACTGTGCCTAGGACTAGGTATAGGTGCAATTTTATTTTTATTATGGAGAATTATATGAACGCAAGTGTAGTATCAGGTATTACAACAGCACTATGGATTTTAATCGAGGCCATTCAGTTCGCTTATATGGCTTATTTAATGTGGAGGAACAAGCATGTTACTGGTAGGCATATTCAGCGCGCTCGGTCTGCTTTTGCTAGCGCTTAAAGCAGGTGGACGTAAAACAATAGGTAATGACATTTTTGTCGACGTACTAATTACCGTCACACTCATGGTGTGTTTCTACGGTACGTTTAGCGGCATGGCTGCTGCTATGGTGGGTGGCTTAGCTGCTTCTATTACTTTGTTTGTACTTAAAAAAACTATGGTACATCAAGTGTTAGAAGTAACTAAACAACCTAAAACTATATATAAAAACTTCAAAGTTCACACGCCTAAAGTGCAGTGGGTAGAAGTAAAACCTCAATGGAGAAAATGATATGAGTAAAAACTTAGACGACTTTAACAAAGCTCTTAAAGCTAAACTACAAGATAAGTTTGGTGAAGAATTTATTAACGACAAAGTAATTATTATGGGTTTAGATGACGTTGACGACAACGACGAACAACCAACTAATAAACATCAAGGAGAAACATAATGGCTAGTGTATCAATGTCAGAAACCCTAAGAGAACAAATAACTAAAAACTATGAGACCTCATTAGAAAATGCGTATAGAACTTCTTATAATGTACAGCCCGCAATAGATGCGTTACGCCATGCATTTGAGAGCAATTCTACTTTTAAACAAGCAATTGCTTTACAAAAAGAATGGCTTGCTCTTAGGCCTTTGTTAGAATCTACATACGATGTAACTCTATCAAATGCAGGTTACGCTTCTTATACTAATGTATTTGCAAGCAATTTAGTAGAACCATTAGAATCTGTAGGTATTGTGTGCAACCCAAATAGACCCGCAGATCAACATCTTACACCTGTAGATCAATGGAATACAGCATATACTTATAAAGATTGGAACGATAAATCAGTATCAAAAGAAGCATCTAAAAATCATGTAAAAGGTGATACAGGCGTTCAATTAAACGATCTAGAACCCTTCTATATGCCTTATCAATCTTCTGTTTCTTATACGCAATATCGTGCAGGTGAGCATTCTCCTAATGCTACTCGTGCCATACTCGTTACAGATCCTAAGTTATGCGCGTTGTTAACACCAATAAGTGATATAGAGAAAAAAATAAAAATAGATCTTAATAAGTTTCGTGATTATTTAAAACATATAACTACACTTAAAAAGTTCTTAACCGAAATGCCAGGAGCTTTAGACTTTGTACCTAAAGAATACAAAGACAGAATGAATAAAGCAGTAGTTAAAAGACCTACTGGCAACAGATTGACTCCAGAACAAATAATGCCAGAAGAGTTAAAAACTCAGATGAGCGAAGTTATACTAGAGAACAAACTATTAGGAGATTTGTAATGGATAAAACGGCTGAAAGAAGCATAGCTTTAAAAAGAGCTATGAAAAATGCCAAAGACCCAGAATTTAAAGCAGTCTGGGCAATGAAACTTAAAGAATTAATAGGGAGAGCTGAAAGAGGTTTGCCAACTTCTAAGGCTTATGCTAAATTTAATAAATTAGTGTATAAACTTATTAGGAGAAAATAAATGGGCTCACTTAAATCTGCTATGTTCGATATCGGTTACCATGCCGAAGAACATGGCGTTGCACAAACAGCAGATCAATACATGATGTCAGAAGACGATGTAAAAGTGTGTATATTATTTGTAAACAGTTTTGATGGGACCTGGGAAGATTATTTAGCATATAGTGCTAAAAATGGACCAGTAATTCATTAACTAAAACATACCATGGATGGTATTAGCAAGGGCTAGGTAGCAAGAGTCTCCACTCACTACCTATCCTTTGTGCCTTTATCTAGATTCAGTCTTCTTAAAATTTAACTAAGTTATATTTTCTGAACCTGTCTAAACAATCAACCTACGATACGTATACCCACATTTCAAGTGTACCAACAGCTACGTCTGTAGCAGGATCTACTTGAACAAGAATATCAATAGTATCATCAACAGTATATAACTGAGGTACTAAATCAGCAGCTTCGTGGTCTACACCACCAGCTTGTCCAATTGTTGAACCATCAATATATCTGTCAGTATCACCACCATCACCAATATCAAACACTAGTTCAGTACCAGCATCTAAATCAGATGATTTTACTTTAACGTCATGAACAGTTTCACCAGCGAAAACTTGTACTAATTGGTACACATCGTTAGTGTTACATGCTGCAGTAACATTTAATTTAGCATATCTAACTGCTACCATTCCACTTGGAAAAGGTTTAAAAGATGAATTGCTATCTACTTGGCCACTTTTAAAAATTGCCATAATATTATCCTCACTTGTCATATTACACAAAAGTATGTAATACTTAATGTTTTAAAGACTAATATTAGTCTTGTCAAGTTTAATTCAAGGAGGAGTGAACTTAGTGATATACGTAAAGCGTAACCCCCGCCATCCCTACAGAAGATATAATCACCCCGATGATCTCCCATACATACAATGGAAGAGAGTATCGAGGTCTATTGCTTACAACATGGTTGTGTCTAAGCAGAAAGGTTGGGAACAAGCATCACTAAAACAGTATCTTAATTGGAAACAAAACATGCTCAATGCTGGGCACAACATTTAATTAACCCAAGGAGGGATTAATGCAAAAGATATACTTAGATTTTGAAACTTACTACGACGTACAAGTTTCCCTGACAAAAATGTCTACTGTACAATACGTCAATCACCCAGACTTTAAAGTGTGGGGCGTAGGTATAAAAGTAGACGAAGGCGATACGGAATGGTTTAACGAAGAAGAAACACCTGACATACTTGCACAAATAGATTGGGATAACTCAGCTATTGTATGCCACAACACTTTGTTTGACGCTTACATACTAACTCAATACTTTGGCCATAGACCAGCATACTACTACGACACCGCAGCTCTTAGCCGTGGTTTGTACCCAAATATGTCAGCAAGACTTAAAGATGTAGCTGTGCGGTTGTTTCCAAATGACGCTGCTATGCGTAAGGGCGACGAGCTTGTAAACGCTAAAGGCGTACAAGATTTAGATCCAGAGCTTGACGCACAAATAGGAGGCTATTGTATTCAAGATGTAGATTTAACTTATGCATTGTTTTGGAAAATGTCGGTAGGCTACCCGCAATCAGAATTTGATCTTATTGACCTCACAGTCAGAATGTTTGTAGAACCAAAACTAATACTCGACCGTGGACGGTTGACCACATACAAAGAAGAAATATCTAAAAACACTGCTGAAGCTATACAAAATAGTGGTACTACAAGAGAAGTACTTGCTAGCCAACAAAAGTTTAAGTTGCACTTAGAAAATTTAGGCATTACTGTACCGACAAAGAAAAGTCCTACAACAGGCCAAAAAATACCAGCGTTTGGCAAAAGCGATGCTGCGTACACACAACTTTGCCAAGCATACCCTGAGTACGAACACATATGGAAAGCTAGAGAAGCAGTAAAATCGCGAGTAGAAGAAACAAGAGCAGAAAGGTTCTTAGAATCTGTTAATCCAGACGGTACATTTTCTGTGCCTTTACGGTATTACGCAGCCCACACAGGCAGGTTCGGTGGTTCTGATAAAATAAATATACAGAACTTACCTAGGGGATCTACTTTGCGTACTGCAATCATGGCACCCGAAGGACAAAAACTATTCATATCAGATTTATCAAACATAGAAGCTAGGATGTTAGCGTGGATGGCTAAAGAACACGATTTAGTACAAGCATTTGCTACAGGCAGAGATGTTTATTGCGAATTTGCTAGTCAAATATACGGTCGTACAATTACAAAGAAAGATAAATTAGAAAGGTACGTAGGCAAAACTGCCATCTTAGGATTAGGATACGGTATGGGTGCAGAACGATTTAAACTTACATTAAAAACAGGCTCTCCATCTGTAGACATAACAGAACATACTGCACAAGCAATTGTTGCTCAGTACCGAGGCATGTACCCAAACATACCAAAACTCTGGTCAGGTATGAAGGACAGCTTGTTTCAAATGATTAACCCTAGAAGTGTAGGTATGAAATACGGTCCTTTATCTATAGAATCGCGAGCTTTAAAATTACCTAATGGTATGTGCTTAAGCTATCCAAATCTTTCGTACGAACACGGTAACTTTATATATAAAACAGAAAGAGAAGTTATTCGTACGCATGGCCCAAGAATAACAGAAAACGTCATACAAGCATTAGCACGTATAGTTATCACAGATCAAATGTTAGACATACAAAAAATGCCTCAAGTAGATATTGTTATGCAAATACACGATGAAATAATAGCTATTGGATCAAATCAAGATGCAGAACAGACAATGGCCCAAATAATTGATATCATGAGAACTCCCCCATCTTGGTGTAGTGATCTACCTCTTGATGCTGAAGGTGGAGCAAGCCAAGTTTATGACAAATAAAAATTTAATATTAACTAGAAAACAAGGAAACAAAATCATCATCCACGATGGTGATAACGTTTTATGTACTCTTACGGTCGTAGCCCTGGGATCTGGGCAATGTAAGTTAGGCTTCCAAGCTGACGCTAACATTAGAATAGATAGAGAAGAAATATATAAAACAAAACTATTAGAGGAGGAATAATGGAAGTAATATTTTTACAAGGAAAGAAACCGTTATGCAAAGAAATAAGTGATCAAGGTACTAAACCTTATCCATTAGCTAAAAACTTTACATCACACCATCACGAGGTTAACCCTGACCAAAAAGGTCTTAATCAATTTTACAAATTACTAACTAAGTATGCAGACCAAGGGTTTTGTTTACATAAAGGGGCGTTAAAACAACCCTTACAAGATGAGCCCAGAGCATTCATGTCTGACCGTAACGCATCTACTCAACTACTTGTATTAGATATAGATGGACTGCCTTACAAGAGCAGTAACGTTGGCATAGCCACTATTGCAGAAATGATAATCCTACAGTTACCTGACATCTTCCATGATGTAAGTTACGTAGCACAAGCTAGCGCATCGCTTGGCTTTAAGAAAGACAAGTTATCTTTACACTTATTCTTTTTTATGGACATGCCAGTACATCCTAAAACACTAAAAGATTGGTTGCGTATGGTAAATTACGACAGTGATTTCTTAGCAGAACAAATAGGACTGTCAGCTAATGGTCAAAGTTTATCTTACATAGTTGATCCATCTGTAGCAGACAACAGCAAATTAATATACATTGCCCCACCTACATTCAAGAACGTACAAGATCCTCTTCCTGACGGCAGGTTTGTAAAGATCGACCGTGGTTCGGCGACCTTAGAAATATCTAGATCATTACTGACCGTTAACCCAGAACGTACTCATTCATTAGGCTTAAAAATTAAAGATAATCTTAGAGTCAAAATGAACTTACCTAAAAAAGCAGGTAAAGTAGCAACTGTTAATGTATCAGGTGACATAGAAGAAGTTTTACAGAACCCAGATAAAATGACTATACAAGTAGCTCGGGTAGCAGAACCTTACGTAAACTGTAATATAAACAATGGCGACAGCGGAGGTTATTACTTTTTATTAACTAACCCTCATTATATGTTTAACTTTAAAGGCGAACCTATATGGGAAATAGAAAAAGCAGATGCAGATTTCTACAAAAGTATATTTGAAATCTTTGCAGATCAAATAGATTCAGAAGAAAAGAAAAAACCAATAGCGTTACGTGACTTCTATACAGATACTTATTACAACGGAATATATGATGAATCATTACAACAATTCAGCGACAGCTATCCCCTTACTCCAACAACTAAAAATTCTATTAACGATTTTATGCGGTCTCATGGCAGGCCTAATATGGATTACGTTCCTGACGCTAGGGTTGTCTTTGATCCTAGTAACGACAAAGGCGTACAACTGGACGAAGTTCCCTACTACGTAAACTTGTTTCGTCGTACAGAATACATGTTAGCAGCTAACGAAAATGTAAAAGAATTAGAATATGGAACAGCAATAGAAATGCAAAAGATTGCGCCTAATTTTTACAAATTATTAATGCACGTACTTGGAGATGGCAAACCAGAGTTTGAACACTTTGTTAATTGGTTAGCGTACATATATCAAAACAAACGCAAAGCAATGACCGCGTGGATATTTACAGGCATACCTGGTACAGGTAAAGGATTATTTATACACAAAATACTTAAACCTTTATTTGGTGATGCACAAACTCCTATGAGAGCTTTAGAAAATATAGAAGAACAATTTAACTTATACATGAGAACAGCATTGTTCTTAGTAGTTGATGAGTTCCGTATGGCAGATTCAGGCAATGCAGGGCGTATGGCCGATAAGCTTAAACATCAAATTACAGAACCTACTCTTACAGTTCGTGCGATGCGTACAAACCAAATAGAGCTGCCATCTTTTACAAACTTCTTATTCCTTACAAACAGAGGAGACGCAGTTAAAATAGAAGATAGCGACAGACGGTACAACGTAGGACCTCGACAAGAAGTTAAGATAGACATAGCTCACCCAGAGCTAATAGAAAATTTAGATTCATTAGATGCAGAGTTGTATATTATTGCAGGCGTATTAAAAAAGTTTAAAGTAAACGAACGTATGGCACACACCGCATTAGAAAACGATGCTAAAAAAGAAATGAAACAAATATCTATGTCAGTCTTAGAAGAATTTGCTAACGCTATACGAACTAGAAATTTAGATTACTTTACAGAAATACTAGACATACCACTTACAAACACTTTTGACGCCGGCGGTATAGGTACTGCACAGAGATACTTAAAAGATTGGGTTGCTACTGTAGGCCAAGAAACGGTTATACCATTAGCGCACTTTAAAATTGTGTACGATGCTTTAACAGACAGTCGTAACAAACTTTCTACAAGAGACTTTGCAAAGGCTATGTCAAGATTAAACATACATACAGCACGTAAACGTATAAGTAAAGACAGAACTGCAAGCGTCCCAAGAGGGGTTGTAATGACATGGAAATTAGATAATACTATTCGAGAAGATTTAATTAAGGAACATTTTGAAGAACGAGATCTTCAGCTTATTAACAATCAATAAAGGATTTATAATTGTCTGAATTAACCCAGTCTAAAAGACCCGATTTAATTAACGCCATTGAAGTTAATGATGACACTGAGCTAGGACTTGTTCCAGCTTGGTCTCATTCAGCACTTAAAGTGTTTGAATCCTGCGCTTACAAAACATACATATCAAAAGTAAAACGTGTCAAAGAAGACTTTGGCCCAGCAGCTGCACGTGGAACAGACATTCACCAACAAGCAGAAGATTATGTAAGAGGTACTCTAGCAGAAATGCCAGTTACTCTTAAAAAATTTCAGAAGCAATTTGACTTTTTAAAACAAGAATATGCTAACGCAGCTGTAGAATTAGAAGGAGATTGGGGGTTCACTCGCAAGTGGGAAATATGCGATTGGATGGCACCTGATGTATGGGCAAGAGTAAAACTCGATGCCCTAGTAAACGAATCAGAAACATCAGCTAGAGTCATTGATTATAAAACAGGTAAACAATTTGGTAATGAGATATCGCATTCACAGCAAGCTCTTACTTACGCAATCGGAAGTTTTTTTAGGTATCCGAATTTAGAAATTGTTAAAACAGAATTGTGGTATTTAGACCACGGCACTGTAATGGAACAAGTTTATACAAGAGATGAAGCTATGGTATTTATGCCTAAGCTACACGAACGAGCTACAGAAATGACTACAGCTACTAAATTTCCTCCTAACCCTTCTACAATAGCTTGTAGATGGTGCTCATTTGGCAAAGGAGAAAGTCCCTATTGTGAATGGGGTATTAATTAGGTACAATAAATACTTGGTATTCACCCAACTAACACCGAATATCAAACAACGAAGGAAGAAACATGAACAACGAACGAAAAATCCCGGAGCCGTA